TGCTAAAGCAGTAGAAGAAGCCAAACAAGAGGCAGCAGCCAAAGCTAAAGAAGAGGCACGTTTAGAAGCAGAAAGAATTGCTGCAGAAAAAGCAAAGAATGAAACAACTAAAGAAGAAGTTAAAGAAGCAGTAGCAGCAGTAATTACTGGTAATACTATTACTCAGGCACAAGCTAATGAAGTTGTTAATACTTTAATGGCTGATGGAAATGTTAGTAAGGCTGAGATTGCTAATCTTGTAGAAGTATTGACTGCAGATGGCGGTAAGTTAAATGAATCAGAAAAATCTTTAGTAGCAGATGCATTAGTTGCTTCAGCAGATGGAGAAGCCTTAAGTTCTGAGCAAATTAAAGATTCTGGGATTGAGTATAAAGATCTCCCAGCAGAAACACCTGTAGATGTTAGAACAGATGAACAAGGAAATGCAGTTGTTATTACTGCGGAAGTAGCAGCACAAGTTGAATTGCTACAAGATCCTGCAGCTTTATTACAGGAGGCATTTTCAGATCCTGGAGCAGCATTAGCAGCACTTGGAAGTATTGGTGCTGATATGTCAACAGAAGAAAGAGAAGAAGCAACAGATATGGTTGTGGCAACAGTTGTGGCAGCTGGAGCAGCTATTAATGCAGCAGCAGTGGCTACAGGTGGAACAACGGGTGGATCAACGGGTGGAAGTACGGGTGGTGGAAGTTCTGGTGGAGGATCAAGTTCACCAGCATCACGAGGAGGAAGAAGATGGTAAGAATAGTAAAAAATATCCTAAAGGATATGGTAGACCAGGCATGGACTCTCCTTGGAATGTTTATAGCCTGGGTAGTTTTGGACGGTAGTGCTAAGACAGTTGTTGGATATGGCATCATGGCAACAACAGGCCTATGGATATTAACTAGTCCAATTAGAAACAAGGAGGAATAAAATGGCAACCAGAAAAACAGTAGCAGAACCCCCTAAAAAAGAGCACCCACAAAAAGCAATAACAAATATTCTTATGAGAATTTTAGCGGTATTCGCAGCATCAGGACTATCAGTCTTAGGAGCAGGAGCAGTAGTAGGAATTGATACTATGCAGGCTGTATTCTTAGCAGGACTATTAGGCGTAGCCACAGTTATTGAAAGACTGGCAAGAGCTTTTTTAGACGATGGAAAGCTAACATTAGCAGAGATTAATGACGCTTTTAAATCAGTAGACAAAAAGGCTAATTAGACTTAATTAGACCTTGTTGACAGCCCTCCCTAGGGATGATATACTTAGATATATCTAATTGGGGAGGGTTTTGTCATGACTTGTATCGCTGTTGTACGCCATGAAAATAAAATATATATGGCTGGAGATCGTGGTGCATCAGACGATGGTACTATTCTAGCATTGACTGCCCCTAAAGTTTGGAAGCTTGGTCCCTATTTAATTGGGTATGCAGGATCTATGGATGGTGAAAGACTTCGCTATAACTTTAATCCAGACATTCCAGATCTTCGTGATACAGATAAGTTTATGCAAACCAAATTTATTAAACAACTCAAAAAGTTTTATACAGACTGGTGGGTTGATACAGGAAAAGATTCAGACTTTGGTTTGATAATTGCAGTTAAAGGACAGATCTATGAACATAGTTCTTCAGATATGTCTTTATCAAAGTATGAAGTAGACTATCTTGCAATGGGTTCTGGAGCAGAATATGCTTATGGTGCACTTCATGCTACAGAAAAAATAAAAGATCCACGTAGAAGATTGCAGTCAGCTGTTGGAGCAGCAATAAAATTTTCTCCAACTTGTATGGGTCCAATCGATATCGTAAGCGTTTAGGAGAGTCATGATAAAAGACGAAGATAAATTTGAATTTGATATTTGGATGAATAATGGAATTGATAGAGGATGGATATCCCCTGTGTTTTGTAATACACATGAAGGAGATCCATACATGACAGATGAAGAGATGCAAGAATGGGATGATGGCGGAGACCCATGCATGTTTGTATTTAAACTTAAAGACCACTAATATATGATATAATTATTAGATACCTGCTCGAATGAGGGGTATATTAACTTATTCGCTTGAAAGGGGAATAAAATGGTAAATAGTTTCACAATGGATCTTTTCAATGATCCTTTTTTTATTGGCTTTAACAGAGAGTTAAGCCGTTTAAACAATGCACATAAAGTAAATTCAAACTCATATCCTCCATATGATCTTCTTAAACTAGATGAAGACACATATAGAATCTCATTAGCTATTGCTGGATTTTCAAAGGATGATATTGATGTATCTGTAGACAATGGAACTCTTATTATTAAGGGTGAAATTTTAGAAGTAACAGATGCAGAAGTAGTTCACAAGGGTATTGCAGGTCGTAAATTTACACGATCATTTGCCCTTGGGGAGTATATGGAAGTAACTGGTGCTGAAATGAAGGATGGTATGCTACATATTAATGTAGATCGTATTGTTCCTGAAGAAAAGAAACCAAAAACAATTAAAATCAAGTAGTACAATATAGATGTCCCCACACAGGACCTTAGTGATGGATTAGTTACCCATTAACATAACCTGGGCCATCGTGCCTGAATTACCTGTGTGGGGCATTATATTTTAGGTGTATAATAATAACAACATGTCAGAGAAAGAATTAGCGGTTTATAACAAGCAGCAATTCAAAAGGCGACTAAAAGAAATTAAAGAAGCCAGCGGATGTGTTGACTGCGGAGAAAATAACCACATAGTCTTAGACTTTGATCATTTAAAAGACAAGAAATATAACATTTCAAGAATGATTCATGATGGATTTTCTTGGGCAGCAATCAAAAAAGAAATAGCAAAATGTGAAGTAGTATGCGCTAATTGTCACAGAATAAGAACATATCTTAGGTTGACAACTAAATCAGCATAGTGTATACTTATATGTATTAGCCAATAAAGGGGGCAAAAATGTCAGTAAAAGGATCACTAGAAGCAATCATTGGGGTTGCACAAAAGCAAATTGGAACTATTGAAGGCCCAAGAGACAATGAAACAAAGTACGGTGCATGGATGAAAGTAAACTTTCAGCCTTGGTGCCAGTCGTTTGTTTCGTGGTGTGCGTTCACAGCAGGAGTTGCAAAGTTTCCTAAGTCTGCGTCAACAGTAGCAGCATCAGATTGGTTTAAAAAAGAAGGTCGTTGGTCAGATGCACGTAATGATGATCCACAAGCAGGAGACTGGATCTATTTTGATTTCCCAGAAGATGGCGTAAATCGTATTTCACATGTTGGTCTTTGCATTAAAAATAATGGCGACGGAACAATTCAAGTTATTGAAGGAAACACTTCAGGAACTGCAAAGGGAGACCAGCGCAATGGCGGAATGTGTGTAGAAAAAACTCGTGGTTATGTAAAGAATAACAAAAAGAAGTTGGTCAATGCTGTAGTTGGTTGGGGTCGTCCAGTTTACACTGGTGAAGAAAATGCTCCACTACTAAATAAAATTGCTGAATCAACAACTCCTGCATTGCCAGTAGAAAAAAAGGTAGTAGCCAAGAAGCCAGTAGTTAAGAAAACAAAGTAAATGGATTCAACAAAAAGAACACTTCTTAAGACAGCAAGTTGGGAAACCTTTCACCTTGTTGGTGTTGCTGGAGTTATCTATATTTTCACTGGTGAATGGGAATATGCAAGCCTTGGAGCTTTAATCTATATTGGGTGGGAAGCACTTGGATATTTTCTTCACGAAAGAGTCTGGGCAAGGTTTGGAAACAAGGTTAAATAACAGTGCCAGCATATGAATATAGATGTACTGGTACATGTTCAGAAACTGTACTAAAAGTTCGTTCAATCAAAGAAGACGATCCAGGGTATGATTGTGAAACTTGCAATCTACCACTGGAACGTGTATACTCTAATGTAGGAGCAGTATTCAACGGTAGTGGGTTTTATTCCACTGACAACAGAAAGTAGCGGTATACTATGAACACAATGATTACAGATGATGTTGTTGAAAAAGAATGGTTACTAAGTCCTATTGACAGATGTGATTCTTGTGCAGCAGAAGCTTTAGTTAGAGTTACTGGATTAAATGGTGAGTTATCTTTTTGCGGTCATCACTATAATAAAATTATAAATAATCCTGAAGGGTACGCAAAGATGATGTCATTTATGATTACTATAATTGATGAAAGAGATAAGCTTATTGAAGATAAAGCGAAAGGTAAAGACTACTAATGTATGAATACTATGTAAGAAAAGTAGAGAATGTAGTAGATGGAGATACCATTGACGTTCTTATTGAT